GCGACCGAGGATCCTAGGCATTGTGTCAAGCTATTTGTCTAATGCGCTTTGTGATCTGAGCAGGAATTCTGATGGAGGAATCCCTTCGAGAAACAAAGCTACTCATTTCTAGATACCTTCGACAAGATGAACGAATTGCGAGACAAAAGCTTGCGTTCCTGGGCCAGTCTGAGCCTAGGTCCCTTCTCATTGAGGGGTTAAAACTGTTGTCTCTGTGTATTGAAATAGATTCATGTGATACAAATTGCTGCACACACAATACAGAAGGGCAAAGTGTTGAGAATTTTCTATTCCAAAACCACATTCTGTGCCCATCTCTCCCTCTTGTGGTTCCAGATGGGATGAAGCTAAATGGTAACATTCTAATTATACTTGAATGTTTTGTCAGGTCAAATCCTACAAATTTCCAGCAGAAGTATCAAGAAGACAGTGTGAAATTGGATTCATTAAAAGGAGACTTGGAGAGAGCTGGGATCAGTCTGATACCAATCATTGATGGGAGAACAAGTTACTATAATTCACTAATGGAAGAATGGGTTTGCGATCAGTTTCGACACAATTTGTTTAAACTTCTTGAGTTTGAGCAAGAGAATAATGCATTGTTTGAAGAATCAGAATATCTGAGACTTTGTGAATCACTCAATGTGTCGGGAGGTAGGGCCTCAGGGGCACAAGGACTCCATTCACTTCTAGACTGCAGGGGGGAACACTACAATGAGATACTGAAGGCATGCCACATAGGCATTGACCCGAGCATTGGTGGGGTTGAATTGAAAGGTCAAATTGAAAACCTTTATCAGGTGTTTAGACAAAAATTAAAAAAGGGAGTCATTAAGCACCAATTTAGAAAAGTGGATCAAAAAAGTCTGTTAAAAGAATATTGTGAAATGTACAAGGGTATAGGAATTTGTGGGGTAGAAGAAACCACAGTTGATGCATTGGCTGCTGAGCTTCCGAACATCAGCCCCATTCTGCGTTATATTCATCTGAGGATAGATAGTGAATCAAATGCTGAAGTGAATGAAATTTCGAATCTACCCACTGGGTTAAGGTCAGCCTTTAACAAGGTGAAATCACTAAAAGTTCTCAATACTAGAAGGAAGCTGTTGTTATTGATAGACACCATCATTCTTATGAGCCATTGTTATGTTAGAGAATTATTCCCTACTTTATGTGAAAGGGACTGGTTAGGATCATCATTTTTCAGTGTGGGAGACCGACTGGTTTCTGTCGGTGCCATTCAACATGACTTATCTAAGTGGTTAAAGCGTAGGTTGAAGGCCAATGGAGGTGTTGGACAAAAGTCGACAGAGTTGCATAAGATGATAAACACCATGATTCAAAAGTCAAGCAAAGCTTTAGGGGATGTTGGTCTCAGCTTTGAATCCTATGGGGTCTCATTTGATTTCCTAAACAAAGTTGGCCTAGAAGAAATCATGAGATTCAAGATTGTGGGAGTGACTCCGACAATCAGCTACATTAAAACCAATCAACAGCCACCCATTCCACTAAGAGAATTCTCAGCTGAAGATGACTCAGACTTAAAGATGCTCTCATCTTTATCACTATCCCTTGTAAACTCAATGAAAACCTCCTCCACAGTCAAGACAAGACAGAATGCAATGGGGAGAGAAAGGTACAGAGTGGTGCAGTGTAAGGAGTGCTACTATCAGGAGTTAGGGAATGAGTACAGAGATCTTGTGTTACTCTATCAAAAAACTGGTGAAGGGTCAAAATGTTACTCTGTTAATAGTAAGAGGGTGGGTGAAATCTGCTCTTTTTATGCTGATCCTAAACGGTATTTTTGTCCAATATTTTCTGAAAATGTGATTACAAAGGTTATTGATACTATGATGACCTGGTTGATGGGTATTGTGGAGTTGGAGGATAGTCTCCGTGACATAAAGAAGCTGACAAAGATGATTTTACTAGTGATTCTTTGTCAACCCAGTAAGAGATCCCAGAAACTACTTCAAAATCTCAGATACTTCATCATGGCATTTGTTTCTGATTACCACCATGTAGAGTTGTTTGACAAGTTGAGGGAAGAACTGATCACTGATGCTGAGTTCTTCTTGTTTAAGCTTTTGGGGAAAATCTTAACAATTTTGCTGAATGATGAAGTAAGCACAATGTTGAACAATAGGTTCAAATTTATTTTAAATATATCTTATTTCTGTCATTTTATCACAAAAGAGACGCCTGATAGACTAACAGATCAGATAAAATGTTTTGAAAAATATTTGGAACCTAAAATTCAATTTGGCTCATTAACAGTCAATCCCAAAGAAACCCCGACTGATGAAGAAAAAGATGATATTCTGCATGGTGTAAACATGTTCTTGAGTAAAAAAACCTGTGATGAAGTGGATGATCCACCATCCAAGAAGCCTGGCGTATCCAAAAAAGTTTTTTCACTGATGCTCTCTGCATTCAATTCAGGGCTACTTTTCAAAGAATCAGAATTAAAGAAGGGTATGAAAGACCCTCTTGAAGACAGTGGATCTGCCACTGCGCTGGATTTGGCCAGCAATAAAAGTGTGGTGATCAATAAATACACTAAAGATGGCAGAGTATTGGATTACAATTATGATAAACTTGTTAGTGTTGCTGTTTGTCAGTTGTCAGAAATCTTTTCTAGAAAGGGTAAATACTTGCTGAACAAAGAAGATTATGACTATAAGATTCAAGAGGTTTTATCCAGCCTGGTTATAGGCTCATCTAAATCTGAGCAACCTGAGGAAATTTTAGACGTTGACTCTGATTATATGGATCAGCTAAAAGCCTCTGTGGAAAGAGTGTTAGATCAATACAAACCAAACAGAGGCGTGAGGTCCCAGAACAATGATAAGAGTGTCAATGACTTAAAGATCATTGTTGAAGATGAATTAAGTAGACGATTAATATTAGGAGAATTATCATACCATCTGGTTGAGGACTTTGACAAAGGCCTTCTAAGTGAGAATTTTTACAAGGAAGTGTGTGAGAAAGCTTTTAACAATAAAGATTTTAGAACAAAATACTTTTATGACTCTGAAGCAGGCCTCTGTCCAATAGAAAAGATGACACAAGCATTAGCAACAAGGACATACATGTCAGGGGAATATTTTCACTGCTTCAAGTCATTATTACTTCAGATGGATGCAAATAAATTGTCAGGAAAATATTCACATTACAAATCACAGAATCTAAATTTCCGGTTTGATCATGGCAGATTGATGGATGATTCGAGAATAAGTGAAAGAGAAAGTAACTCAGAAGCCCTCAGCAAGGCATTGTCACTAGTCAACTGTTTAACATCTGCACTTAAAAACCTTTGTTTTTATAGTCAAGAATCTCCTAGTTCATATACAGAGACAGGTCCGGACACTGGCAGGATGAAATTCTCTCTATCATATAAAGAGCAAGTTGGTGGAAATAGAGAGCTATACATTGGTGATTTGAGAACGAAAATGTTTACTAGATTTGTTGAAGATTACTTTGAATCTTATACAAAACAATTAGAGGGTAGCTGCCTTAACAATGAGAAGGAATTTGAAAAAGCTATTCTTGGCATGAAATTGGGTGTTTCATTGGCTCATGCCTCTTACTCATTGGATCATAGTAAATGGGGACCCATGATGTGCCCATTCTTGTTTTTGATGTTATACAGAAATTTGAGTCCCAAACTCAAAGGAACTGAAGTAGAATTAAAAGGCTGTGACAACATATCAACAATTTTATCTTGGCATATTCATAAGCTGGTAGAGGTGCCTTTCAATGTTGTCACAGCAATGATGAGGTCTTATATCAAGAGAAAATTAGGGATCATGAAAGACACTTCTCAGACGATCACTGAAAGTTTGTTCTTCTCTGAATTTGAAAGAGGGGTCATCCCATCTCACTTTTCCTCTGTACTAGATATGGGGCAGGGAATCCTGCACAACACATCTGATTTTTATGGTTTGATAAGTGAGAGGTTCATTAACTATGCACTGAGATTAGTGTCAGGTAACCCCATTGAAGCTTATACATCTAGTGATGACCAAATTTCTTTGTTTAGTCATAAATTTACAGAACTGATGGATACTGATCCAGAAGAATTCCTCATTTATCTAGAATTCCACAACTATTTAAGTAGTCTTTTAAACAAGTTTATAAGCCCAAAAAGTGTTGTTGGCAGATTTGTAGCTGAATTCAAATCAAGATTTTATGTCTGGGGTGATGAAGTTCCACTGTTGAGCAAATTTGTGGCAGCATCACTACATAATATCAAATGCAAGGAACCACACCAATTGGCTGAAACTGTGGACACGATTATTGATCAAGCAGTTGCCAATGGTGTACCAGTGTCAGTTTGCAACGAAGTTCAGAAACGAACTTTGAGATTACTTGAGTTTAGTAAATATCCTATTGACCCATTTTTGCTTCACAGTGATTCAGATGTCAAGGATTGGGTCGATGGGAATAGGGGATACAGAATAATGAGGGTGATTGAACAAACATTACCAGAGGGGACTGCGAGTGTCAGGTCCCTACTAAGAATTCTTTACAACAAATTGAAATCAAATGAGCTTCATGAGGAGTTTGCATCGGCTTACTTATCACAAAATAGGTCAGAAACATTAGTTGGTTTGGCTGAATTGATGGGTGTAAAACCCCCTTCTACTGAAGATCTAATGATCTGTTGGTTAAATTTGACAGCCTGCCATCCACTTAGGATGGTATTGCGTCAGAAGGTTATTTATCCTTCTGCTTTAAATTTAGAAGAGGAAAAAGTTCCAACACTGATCAGGACATTACAAAACAAGCTATCTTCAGGATTTACTAGAGGTGCTCAAAAGTTGCTGTCGGAAGCTGTGAATAAAAGTGCATTTCAAAGTAGCATTGCCTCAGGATTTGTTGGACTTTGCAAAACCTTGGGAAGCAAGTGTGTTCGTGATCCTGAAAGGGAGAGCCATTACATAAAATCAATAATTCAATACTTACAGACACACTGCAATGTTAAACCTCTGAACAAGGGCCACTTAAACTTATGGGTTTATGAATCAAAGACTGATGATACACAGTCAGCCTCTGTAAAACCCTGGCAAATTGAACTCTTGAGGCCTCTTCTATGGGACTACCTCTGCATAGCATTGTCAACTTCTCTAGAGATTGGTCCCTGGGTCCTAGGTGAGCCCGTGTTCAAGGTGAAATCTGACTTTTGGAAACCAAGACCCTGTGACTATTTTCCTTTGAGGCCTGCTCATAACCGAATTTTGGAAGATAGGATTGGAATGAACCACATAATTCATGCAGTTAGAAGGCTCTACCCTGAGATGTTTGAGAAGCATCTTTTGCCTTACATGAGCGATTTGGCTGCCATGAAGTTGAAGTGGTCTCCAAGAATTAAGTTTTTGGATTTGTGTGTAACTCTTGATGTGAATTGTGAGGCACTGTCCTTAATTTCACATGTGGTTAAATGGAAAAGAGAAGAGCATTACATTGTTTTGTCTGATGATCTTTTAGTTTCTCATGATCGTAAACATACTACACTTATGGATGAGACAGTGGTGAGTACTTCTGATGTTGCTGACAACTTCCTGAAACAAATCTATTTTGAGTCTTTCGTCAAACCCTTTGTTGCAACCTCTAGGACACTTGGATCATTTTCTTGGTTCCCTCACAGATCATCACTACCTCAAGGTGAGGGCATTGAAAGACTAGGGCCTTTTTCAACATTCATTGAGAAAGTTGTATTTAAAGGCATAGAGAGGCCTATGTATAGATATGATTTATTCATGGGCTATTCATGGTTGGATTACGAGATAGAGTTGGCACACCTCAATCAGTCCCAGCTAATTGCATCTGGGCTGACAGAGGAAAGCTGTTTTGAAGATGTTGATCAATTCTGGCATTATCTCTCCACTTTAAAGGTAGGGTCTGTTAAGTTGTCAAAAACTGTTAGACTAACACAGAAGACTCAAGGGAAGCTACAAGGCCAGAAGTTCTCAGTTCATTTGAATTTTACCGGATTTATAACAAACTCGTGTACTTTCGTACCTAAGCAATTAGAAGTGCTGTACTCAGGCCCTGTGGATGAGCACTTTGTGATTGACTGCTGGTCATTATTGAAGTCAGATAGGGAATTTAAAGCTGGAGCATCTGAGTGGTTCGTTCATTCAGATGTTGTAGATGCTTACATTTCAACAGCTTCTCCATCTTCTGAGGCTTATCCACTTGATGTATGGTTGGAACCAGATTTGCTTGAACTCTCCGTATCTGACATCTCGAAAGTTGGACCAGAAGTCAATATTGTGCCCCTTGTTGTTGAAGATGGGCATCTGTTAGAACTCAAAGAAAAGGTAGCCATCATCAACCCTGTCATTCTGGATCAAGATATTGAAGTTTTCATTAATGAACTGAAGGAAGATCATTGGGACTTGTTGGTGTGCAAGTTTGCAGATATATTGAAACATAGACAATGTTGCAATTTGTACCTTATTAATGTGGACATCTTAACCATTGCACTAAGAATCCTTAATGATAAAGCAGAGGAGTTCATTTCAAAATCAATGCAAGAGATTGATCAATGGTTTGATTTTAAAGGCTACTCACTGTGTTTTAGTAAAAGTAGGAGACAAGTGATGAGGCACTCATCAACGGGCACAATGAGGCTCAAGGGTAGACTCTGCCAACCGGCATTTTATGTCGAAGTTGTTGAAGAGATAGACTAGACATCTCCTCCCCCCAGGGGGGGGGAGGGGGGGCCCGGCGGGGCCCCCCTCCCCCTTGCGGGGGAGGGGGTGGTTGTGGTTGTTTTTTGGTTTTGGCCTTTTCCTTTGTTTTTGGTTTGTTTTTTGTTTCTTGTTTTTTGTTTGGGTCCGCTGTTGTTTGGGGCTTAAGGGGAGTATGGTGGTGGACTGGGTGATGGAGGGGCACTTGGACTAGATGTTAGTTTCAGTTTTTGTGGCAGAGGCAGTTTGCAAATTGGACATCTTTCTGAGACACTTAGTAACAATGTCAGGCAGTTCATGCAAAGGTAGTGATTGTTACAAGCAACAAGACTCCTACGCTCAAACCAGCAGCTCTTGCAAAACTCTGGCCCCATGCCTGTTGCATCTGGAATGATGTCTGCTCTGTTCCCTGTGTCTTTGGGCTGATTTTGGATGGCCTTTTGTTTGTCTCTGCTTTGGTTCTGTCCCATGCTGGGTTGGGTGATGGCCTAGCGATTTGGCGGGACTGTTGGCGGGTCCTTGTAGGTGTGGTGGTTGCGGGACTTGTGTGAGTGCTTTGGAAATCAGGCTTGATTGGTATAGAAATGACACACCAAATTGCCTAGGATCCCCGGTGCG